AAGAGATGATGGCTCTCCAAGGTCATAAGTCGATCGTGTGTTCGAGGGTGCTCAACGATGAGAGAATCGAGAATCAAATCCCAGTCAACAGGACATCCGACAAAATTTCAATCTTGGACATCAAGAAAATTTTCAAAGCATAGAGTAAAGATGATTGGTTCCCGCGCTGAAGTTTTCCATGGTACTGCTGACAAGACCCCGGGTGGTCTCGCCAAGAAGGATCTGATGATGAAGGATGGTCGCATCGTCTCCAAGGCGGCGAGCAAGGCGGCGAAGAAGTCGCTCAAGAAGAACCCCAAGTTCAAGGCCTTTGTTGACCTGGCGAAGGAGAAGGCTGCGAAGAAGGGTGCGTTCTGTCTCGTACCCGCCAAGGATACGAAGACGTACAAAAAAATAATCAAGGATAATAAGTAAGCATGACTCTTGCGAAATGGGACATGTCTGTCAAAATGGCTAAAATCAAGATGGGTATAGACCCAAAGAAATTTACCAGGGTTCAGGGTAAATTGCTTAAGGAGGCACAGGCGATTTATAGTATTCTACTTTTAAATGATAAATTGAAACCCCTTTAGATTCTGAGGCTCGTAGACGACGAGTTGATGTAATTTCCATGTACACCCAAACTTTCTGTTCAAGAAATACACGCTGTTCAATTCCACGATAGCATGCCCCGAATTTCTTGCGTAGAGACCGTTCGTCACATCGTCGTTCTTTGGGTTTTTATCCGCATCAAAAACACTCGCTTTGATTTGGTCTTCCATGGTCGTGTCCACCTTGATACGAAACTTTGGTTCGCGACCGGGTGACTCCTTAACGTTCGAGTTGAACATTGGAATGAGCTCCTCTTTCGACATCTGACTTCCGAAAATAGATTCACTCTGCTCGACGACGGCGTCGATGATCATATCTTCAAGTTTCCGAAGAGATTTGTAAAAATTCTTCATGTAACTTTCCTCTTCGTCATACCCTTTGATGGCAAAATCGACGTTGTATTTAGTGGGTCCAACTTCGGGTGTGAATCCGGAGACACCGAAGGGCATGTACATTCGTGGAAGCTGTACACGGAAGGGTGTACCCTGTTTCGTACAGAGGACAATTTTTCTGTTTTTGTATTCATTGATTTGGAGGTTTTCAAGTGCTTTGTCCATGTCTTCTGGATGTATGTCCCTTCAAAACTTTAAGCGGAACACGCCACACAATCAGGCTCAAGACTGAACTGGATTGGTCGAGCCTTCGCCTTAGACCTCAGGTAATACATACCCGTCTTGAGACCAGCCTTCCACGCGTACATATGCATCGAAGACAATTTAGACATCGTGGGACTCTCCATGAAGAGGTTCATAGATTGGGACTGGTCGATGAAACGCCCACGGTCAGCCGCCATATCGATGATACACTTCTGACTAATTTCCCAGACAGTCTTATAGAGTTTTTTGATATCTTCGGGAATATCGACGATGTTTTGAATGGAACCACCCGCCTTCACCATGAGATCCTTCATTTCCTTCGACCAGAGACCAACCTTCTTGAGATCGTCAACGAGGTGTTTGTTTACCACGACAAACTCACCGGCCAGGGTACGCCTCAAATAAATGTTGGTCGTATACGGCTCAAAGCACTCATTGTTACCTAGAATCTGGGCTGTCGAGGCAGTGGGCATAGGGGCCATGAGGAGACTGTTACGCAGACCCTTGGTCTTCACGCGTTCACGCATCGCCTCCCAGTCGTAACGACCACTAAACTTGGTCACACCCTCCCACATGTCAGGTTGAAGAAGACCTTCCGAGGCTGGAGACCCCTCAAAACTTTCATAGGAACCCTCAACCTCGGCCAATTCAGACGATGCCTCGAGGGCCGCATGGTACATCGTCTCGAAAATATACGCGTTCATGAGTCGAGATTCTTCACAGTCGAAGGGGAGACCGCATAGGATGAATACATCTGCAAGACCTTGAACACCCATACCGATGGGGCGATGCTTCATGTTCGAGCGACGCGCAGTCTCCACAGGGTAGAAGTTACGATCGATGACCCGGTTCAGGTTCTTCGTGACCACCTTAGTGGCTTTGTGGAGTGCGTCGTAGTCAAACGTCTTCGTGTCCTTGTTGACATATTTGGGGAGGGCGATGGAGGCTAGGTTACACACAGAAGTCTCATCCTTGTCGGTGTACTCCAAAATCTCGGTACACAAGTTGGAACTCTTGATGACCCCCAAGTTCTTCTGGTTACTCTTGGCGTTGCACGCATCCTTGTAAAGCATGTAGGGTGTACCAGTCTCCGTTTGAGACTTGAGAATTGCCTTCCACACATCGGCGGCGGGGACAGTGGTGTTGGCACGACCCTCCTCCTCGTACTTGGTATACAACGCCTCAAACTCCTCACCATAGCAATCCGAGAGACCTGGAGCCTTGTCGGGGCAGAAGAGAGACCAGTTCCCACCAGACTCGACCCTCTTCATGAATAGATCCGGAATCCACATGGCCGAAAAGAGATCGCGACACCTGGCTTCCTCGTCACCCTGGTTGAGACGCAGCTCGAGGAAGTCCATGATGTCCGAGTGCCATGGCTCTAGGTACACCGCAATGGACCCCTTGCGACGACCCGCCTGGTTTACGTACCGTGCAGTGGCGTTGAAGACCCTAAGCATAGGGATGATCCCATCGGATTGACCATTTGTTCCCCGAATACGGGACTTGTTACCACGAATATTGTGGATGTGCATACCGATACCACCTGCCCACTTACTGATCTGAGCACACTCGGTCAAGGTTCCGTAGATGCCATCGATAGAATCATCCTTACCGGCGATGAGGAAGCACGAAGACATCTGGGGTCGGGGTGTACCCGCGTTGAAGAGAGTAGGTGTCGCGTGAATGAACAAGCCCCTCGACATCATGTCGTACGTTTCTATGACTGAATTGATATCGTTTCCGTGGATACCGATAGCGACACGCATAAACATGTACTGTGGTGTCTCGATGAGCTTACCATCCACGCGCTGAAGATAACTCTTCTCGAGTGTCTTGAGACCAAAGTAGCCAAAGTCAAAGTCTCGGTCGGCATCGATGACACCCTTGACCTGCTGTGCAACCTCTACAACTTCATCGGTGACAACATCAACCTTTTGAAGTTTACGCATCGCGAGATGGAAGTTATTAGGACACACTTTCTGGATATTACTCGCGACGATGCGTGTAGCGAGGATTTCATAATCAGGGTCTGACGTGATCATACCAACACAGATTTCAGCGGAGAGTGTATCAATTTCTTGGGTTGTGATGTTGTCGTACATGGACGAAAACACCTGCTGCGCAATCTTTGAAGAATCACACTTCTCCGAGAGTCCGTACGTTAAATTCTTGATCCTATTGGTGACGTTGTCAAATTTCATATCCTCAATACGACCTGAGCGTTTAATGACCCTCATATATTTACACTTCCCGTTTTATTTTTAACTTACTTCCTGCACTTCTCAAAATCTTCACTCCTCACGGGAACAGTTCCGAAAGTCTCAAATTTGCGGTTGGGTTGAAGGAGGTAGGTGTTTACATAAAAGGGACCTTCTTCACCAGCCTTGGCGACAGGAGCATAGGAACCAACGAAACAGGCTGGGGGTTTGCATGGAATTTCCTCGAAAGTTGGGGGCTTGGCGTCGTAGACTTCGTTAAAGTCAGCGAAGTTCACCATTTACTATTTACATATAATTTTTTTCGGCGAGTATATTAAATGAGTCACCTCGAAAGTATCCAGGAATGTGAGACTCCTCTGAATACACTCTTTTTTTCGGATTTCAACAAGAATCTTCTCCAGAGGGGTATCCGCCAGGCGTTTAAGAACAAGACTGGTATCGCCATCGACTACCAAAATCCCGACGACCTCTATGGTATCATGCGGATGGTATTCATCAACAACTCTGGTGACCATTACAACCGCGTAAATGAACAAGTCAGGGAGATTAACACCCGCGTCATCGAGACTGCCATGGGTCAGATTCAGACTGGTGTGTCCCAATACATGGCATACAATCGCGACATCGACACGATCAGCGTTCCCCTGGATCAACCCGTGAATACCAGTACCGTGGGGAAGAAGATCGACTTCAATGACAAGATCGGTATCAATTAAAGATTGGCCACCAAGAGAATATAAGTCACGAATGAGTTTAAATTATTACAAGGATGAAACGGAGAAGGTTTGTAAGCTAAAGGGTTGGGATCGCGCCGCTGTTGATACTGTGTGGCTGCTACTCACAGAAGAATTCGGTGAGCTCGCTTCAGCCATTCGCCAGTACAAAAAGACCTACAAAAAGACGAACCTGAAAAAGGAGCGTGGGACGGATGTCATGATGGAAATGGGGGACGTATTCAGTTACCTCTTTCAATTGGCACACATGCTGAATGTGGATCTCGATAAGATGTGGAGTGAACACCGATTTAAAATGAAAGACAAGAAATATAATCTGAAGTAGTAGTAATAACGATGAGTAAGTTTATGCTCGACGATGATGATGCGATCAACGACGTCAACCCATTTGTCGAACATGATTTTTCCCTTCCAGGGGGTGTGCGACAGACGGGTGATTTTAGTGATTTTGTCGAGGTGAGGAAGGGTCCTGGGCTTCCAGCTGATAAAAAGAGCGTTTTCTGTAATACAGGTTTATGTGCGGATGAGAAGAAACCTTGTCGCATTAATAAGGTTGTTCGACCTAAGCGTAACATCGACTATGGGTTTACGCGACCGGAACCCGAAAAGGTAGTGACGGTTGGTGTCTCTAACAAGAGTATCCCATATCTCTGGATCGCCTTGGTGATCCTCATCATTGTCCTAGCTCTATTATACGTAAGACGTTGAAAAAGTACGTAAGTCTGGATTCATCCACACATTCGAGAATCGCCTGTGGAACATACTTTTTACACAACTTTACGAGGAATTCCATCTGCCAAGCACTCTCTACGTTTACATAGGGTGGTTGGAACGTTGGGTCAATTATTTTTACAGCATGTGCAATTCGGACATATGTTTTTTCGGGTTGGTCATAAGACATGATTGACTCGAGACTGAGTTCGTTCATTCGCTGTAGAGCTTCAACCGTCCTTTTAACCATCGTGTCGAGAAACTTTTCGTATGGGATAGATCGCTTCGTCGACTGAATATGCGTCCAGTCTCCTAGAGGTTTGGTATTAATATAATCTGTGAATGTATCATACCCCTTTCCTTTCGTGTACCGATCATACACGATTTCGACATACGATAGGTCCGATTCCACATCATGAACATGCTTGGCCGATTTAACGAAGGATGTCATCTTTTTAAATATCAGCTTTTTTCTTTAAACACCTAAGTAAGTGAAATCCAAACTTAAAAACATGTTCTCTTCAATCGCAAATAACAGTTTTTCGTATCTCCTCACCCTAGATGAGATACGAAAGGGCCTTCCCGACGAAACGAGACCCTCATGGATAAAGATCACGACGATCACGATGGTTTCAAGTTTTGAACAGGTGATTGATATTAAAAAGCTTCGTGAAGCGTTCGAGCGTGTTGGGTCGTACAAGATGAGACGCCAGGGTATGGATGTGGATGGTTTTGAATGGAAATTGAAACCAACTACGTTCTACAATCAGGTCACTCTCACGTATCACGATACGTACAGTACGAAATCAGTAAAGGTGTTTCCGAATGGTTCGATACAGGTTGCGGGGTGTTGTGACTTGTTTGACTGTAAACGTATCATCACCCAACTTGTTCAAATTTTCAAAAACTTTTTGGGACTCGACATCAAGGTCTCTTCGGACGCCTTCCGCGTTGTCATGATCAACTCCAATTTCAGTCTCAACTACAACGTCAATCTCATGAAAGTGGCTGATTGGTTTGAAGCATACTCGGACATTTTCAAAGTCTCCTTCGAACCCGACAGGTACTCAGCCGTCAAAATTAAGTTCAAACCTGCACATGACATGAAAGAGATTACGTGTAGCATCTTCAGCACAGGCAAGATTATCATCACGGGTGCTGAGACTCTCAAAGAGATTGCTTTCGCCTACAACATCATCATCAATCACATTAATGAGAGACCCGACATTCGAGTATCGAGGACGGAGGAGACGGATGTCTTTGATATTTACCTGGGATACAAATGTGATCCATTTGTCGAAAAACTTAGAGAGAGGGGGTTCGAGTCTTGGATACAGACGATTACCAATAGGCGAATTAATTTCTGATGTAATATTAACAAAATGTCTCAGCGACTTGGTATGGCCGATGGTCGGTGCTTCACCATAAACTCCTCAGCGCAGCTCTTCAACAATTATGTCATGAAGCAGAATGGCATCACGTTCGAAGACAACTACTCGTATCGTCAACTTCTCCAAAAGCAGGGTCCCCAACTCATGTCCAAGGTGCAGGAGCAACAGGGAAAGGCTGACTGCAACAACTGCAATGTACCCATGCTCAAGATGCCCGATATCTACTAGGTGAGCGAAATCACGAAAAAAACTTTAAAACCATCCTATAGAATGTCGACATGTGCCATATGTCTCAATGAAGTCAAATCGACGAGGACAAATCCGCCGATTCGATGTGGACATATGTTTCATTCCCACTGTCTACAGAGATGGAAGGAACAAGGTAAGAATACGTGCCCCACGTGTAGAAAAGTGTTTGATGCTTCACAATTTAAGATTGTTGTCACGATTCAGAACAATTACACAGCAGCTGCAAACTCTGTGTCCTTGAATGAAGAATCTATTTTTGATGTTTTAGACCTTTTTGACATAACTTTCGATGTTGAGAATCAACCAGATCTAGACAGTATTCTTGCGGACCTTGGGGTGAGTCTTTCCGACTTTGATCCCACGGTTCTTGACGCAGAATGAACTACAATATGTTTCATAGTTCAGGCCAGGATAGTTTCTCGAAGCTTTGCGGGGGTCTGTAATAGATTTTCCCTTCGCATCCACAAGAAGGGGTCCGGTCGCCCAACCACGTTTATGACTAAAAACATTCGCCTTGAAGACAATACGTTTCCCCACCTTGAATGTACCACCTCTCTTTACACGAGACTCGGGAACTTTAAAGAACTTAGCTACAGAGACCACAGTGTCACCGGGTTTGATCTTATACTCAACCACACTGTGCTGTTTGTAAAAATGAAAGTCACCTTGGCGGATATAGTTCGTGGGTCGACCAGGAGACACGAACATCATGACCTTATAGTACCCCTTCTTACACTTTTCATTCGCTTTGGCCCTGTACACCTTCTTGGGGTTATCCGATACGACGCGATTCGGGAGTCCAGTACAGTGTGTGTACGTATGATTTCCGTTGGAAAGTCCCGAGCGATCACCGGGTATAGACTTTTGCCAGCGATACGCTTCATAATCACCGACAGCATAGGCATAACAATTGTTGTTCCCGATACCTTTTTGTGAACCCCATCTCCGATTCGTAAACGTACTTTCAGATCCACTCGGGGGTGGTCCTTTCATATAGAATCACTTGAGAAAAAAATGTCGGTACATAACAAATGATCCAGGAAGTTACCAAAGCCGAAACCAAATCTGACGCGCTCACCGAGATGCTCATCTTTGTGCTCATCACGCTCATCAGCACTTTCCTCCTCCGTCTCGTGTGGAACCGCTCCCTCGTGAAGCACATCACCGTGCTGAAGCCTATCGGTACTCTTTTGGATGCGTTCATTCTCGCCCTTTCCCTCCAGGTTGTCCGTGGTATTTAAACCTCTTTGTACCCGACAGTCGTCTCACCATTGGGATGCTTTAAGGTAGGGAAGGCTTTCATGCCTTTGCACCCCTCCTTGTCACAGTCGACAAAGGTGTGCGCCTTACCATTCTTTTTCATGTAGTCCAACTGCTTTCGAGTCCAACCACAACCCATGGTCCCGAAAACAGTCCAACCGTTCCCCTTAGGGGCTTTCTTACCAGTCTGAAGAAGAATCACGAGATCGATAATCGCGAGAATGGCGAAGGCGAGCATTTTATTATACGTAAATATTAAAAAATGTCTTCGACCGTGTTGTCTATTGGAAACAAGAATGTCACGCTCAAATACACCAGGAAAATGCCCCGTGGTGAAGTTGAACGGATGAAATCATTCGTCACTAAGAAGGGTGAGAAACTCGTCAAGACCCCAAAGTTTAAAGTACTTTCTCAGGTTGACGAGGGTACGAAGAGAATCTTCAAGGTCGTGCTCTAATCACACCTGGGCGTTTTTTGGGTTTCGCTTTACCCATCTTTAGGATGGCGATAGCCCGTGCTTTAGCAGCCTCTTTGTTTACTGGTGATTTTGCTTTAGGAACCCGAATTTTAATGACAGGGTTTGGTTTCGTCACAGGGATGACCTTCTTCATCTTCTTCTCACCCGTAAAGAAAGGTTTGGATAGAACTTCCTCAAAGTTTAAATTTACAGTCTTGTTACCCCTCAGTCTCTTGTTCTTGACAACGTTCGATGTAATCCCGAGATAATTTGGGGGTAAAAGGTTTTCAATGAACGTCTTGACCACACGCTCCGTCGATGTCCGTGGTTGACGAACCATTTCATGGATGGAATTCAGGAAGAAATGTAAATCATAGTGTTTGTCCGACTTTCTCGAGATGCCGATGTTCCTGTAATTGTTGCCATTGATGAGAGGGTTCTTAATTCTTGGGAAGACGGAAAATCCAAAATCAATAATGACAGCTTCAAATCCCGCGTTGGAAATTGTAGATCCCAATATTTTCATATCCTTTGTAGGGACTGGTCGAACGAGGATATTTCCAAGATGGAGGTCATGATGACGGAATCCCGGGTACTTCTTCTGGATGCGATAAAGGTTATAGATGACTTGTGCCATAACTGATTTAATCGCACTGAGTGTAGGTTTGTTCCATATCCACTCAACCAACTCTTTACCCTTCACATACTCGGAGTATAAGATATCCTTATTATCACATGTCTTGTAGAGGTACATCTTGGGAACCCCGAAACCTTCCAACTTTTTCGCGATGGTAAATTCCATCTTTGTTGGAGGGTATATTTCATCGAGAGCTCTTTTAAACTTTGCGAGTGGTATGTTATTCGTCTTCTCACTCAATGAAGGAGTTCTAATTTCCTTGTAGACGATGTACTTTTCACACCCGTCATCAATACATCCACGAAACACCTTACCATACTGTCCCTCACCGATTTTCACAGCACCCTTGGTCATGGTTCCATTCTTCTTTTTCAACCAGAGGTGAGACGCAGGATCACATGCCTTCTTACCCCTCAGTAATTTCTTCACCTGAGCGTTCATTATTATATTCGTAAGAAGATTGTTTCAACTTACGAATAGGGAAAATAAATCAAGTCCGTAGGACTTGGGAATCAGAACTTACTGGTCATCAACCTCCTCAATCTCATCTTCCTCTTCCTCTTCGACGTCGACATCGTCCTCTGGGAGGTCTACACCCTGGAAGGCGAACGAGGGAAGCTTGGCAGACTGCTCGAGGAGAGTTTGTTGGAGGCGGATCGTGACACCGAACTTGTTATCGATGAACCAGATCTGGTTGAGATCGACGATAGCCATGCACTTCTGACCCTTCTCGATCGTGTCAAGAGAGACGGGCTGCTTCTGCATCGAGTACGCCTCGGGAACGAAGGAGCCATCAGGCTTGGTGAGAATCTTGAGCTTGATAGTGGAAGGGTACTGCTCCTTACCGGGTCGAACCATAGGCTTGTAGAGTGCCTCCTTGAGAACCGCGACGTTGAACTCCTTGCCAAGCCACTCCTTAGAGTTGGCCGCGACGGTGTTCACGATGATATCATCGAGCTCCTTGAGCTTGTTGTGAAGAGACATCGCCTCCTCGTTATCGGGGTCAAAGGAAAGGTCGAGGGAGTAGGATGTGCGACCGGTACCCTCATCGGTGAAGGCACTCAGGCCGTATGGGGAGCGCATGAAAGGGAACTGGATGTAGAGCTTCTTGTTGTCGCCGGCGTTCAGATAGACAGCTTTGCCGCCATTCTTGTTCTTACGAAGTTTCGAAAACTGCACAGAGGCAGGGGAGAAGTCGGAGGAGCGTTGGATAGTGAGCGACATTGTTTGTTGGTTATATCTATCTTAGGTCGCTCGACTTTAAGTAAGTTTTTTTGTTGACATATATCAAAATACTCATGGGTCTTTTTAAAGATTGTGGTTGCGGATGCAATGGTAAGAAACAAGAAGAAAAGTTTATCATCTCCATCATTTCCGGTTTGACGTTCTTCATCGTCGCCAACCCCGAGACCTTCCGTCTCGTCAGGCGAGTCCTGGGTCCCAGGATCGCCACCCCCACGGGATGCCCCTCGACGATGGGTCTTCTCGTACATACCCTCGTGTTCATTTTGGTCGTGTGGGGTATGATGAACATAAAGAAGGAGCGTAAGGAAAAGAAGGGATGTGGGTGCGGTGAGAAGAAGGTGGCTGTCAGGGGTGGGAAGGTTGTCGTCGAGCCTCCTGTGCCCATGGTTGACGCCCCCGAACCCAAACCAGGTTTCGCCGAATCTCAGGTTGAACTCGTCGATAGTGGCCGCAATCTCGCACCCATGTCCGTCGACTCGGATGGCATCTTGTTTTAAAACTCCTCATCGAAACCAATTTCATCCGAAGTGTCATCCATTTTCCCGTAATCCCCTACCCGTTTTTCGAAAAAGTTTGTCTTGCCATCGAGGGAGATGTTTTCCATGAAGTCGAAAGGATTCTTGGAACCCCAAATAGGTGGTTGCCCAATCTGTTTCAAAAGGCGATCGGATACGTATTCGATGTACTCGGACATCTTGTCAGAGTTCATACCGATGAGGTTGCATGGGAGTGCATCGAGGATGAATCCCTTCTCAATTTCAACGGCTTCCCTGATGATTGTGTGTAGCGTCTCAGTCGAGGGTTTGTTGCGAAACAACTTGAACAACTCTACCGCAAACTCTTGATGAAGTCCCTCATCTCGGGAGATGAGTTCATTACTGAAACAGAGACCAGGCATGAGTCCTCTCTTCTTAAGCCAATAGATGGCACAAAAACTTCCAGAAAAGAAGATACCCTCGACACACGCGAATGCGAAGAGGCGTTCCGCGAATGGTCGGGACTTGTCGAACCATTTCATGGCCCAGTTTGCCTTGTTCTCTATGCATGGTACAGTTTGAATCGCTTCGAAGAGCTGCTTCTTCTCCGCACCATCTTTAATGTATTTGTCAATCAACTTGGAGTAGGTCTCACCATGAACCATCTCGTTGTGAGACTGATAGGCATAGAACGAGCGAGCCTCTGAGATTTGCACCTCATCAGCAAAGTTGTTGTTGATATTTTCAAATACAATTCCATCGGATCCAGCGAAAAACGCCAGGATATACTTTATGAATTTCTGTTCATTATCATTTAGGGTCTTCCAGTCATCGAGGTCTTTGGAGAGGTCAACTTCCTCCGCAGTCCAGTTGGACATCTGTGCTTTCTTGTAGAGTTCCCAAAGTTCTGGATACTTCAGGGGAAAGACTGTGAATCTGTTTAGGGTTGGTGCGAGTATAGGTTCGTATTCGTCTTCGATGTATTCTTGAAATTCAAAGTAGTCTCCGATGTGACGTCCGTCAATAGATATTTGAGGGTAGGTTGCCGCTCCTGAACCACAAGCTTTCTTGAGTTCCTCCTTGTCCACCATGAGTTTTTCATACTCGAGTCCTTCAGACTCACATAGGTTTACCGCATGGTCGCAATATTGGCATCCTTCCTTCGAATAAATTCTAACTTTCATCTGTGATATTATCCCTGATTATTTTTTGTGGAAAAACTCTAAGCATGATTGTGCCCTCCGAAATAAACCAAGATGATATAGTCAAAGTATTAGTAAACGAAGATGGAGTTGAAGATGAAATGTATGGGGTTGTCGCAATGAACACTGGTCGCACACTTGGCCTGAGATATCTCAACCCCACTGAACTTTTTTATAAGAGTGCTTGTGTATACGAGCTCGAAACCGATGTATTCTCGCCCGCGCCATTCGAAAGTGTGATGGAACACTACCCAAGTGGAACAACGTTTATGGATTTAGAGATGAAATCCTTGGGAAAGAACAGATTTGTTATGTACGCGGAAATCGATATCGAGGACAGTGACAGTGACTTGTATGATGAAGGTGGTGATGAGGACGAATCAGATCTCGAAGGTTTTGTCGTTTCTGACAGTGAACTCATGGGTCAGGACATTCCCCTACCTCCAGGACATCAGGCCATCGACAAAGAATGGAACGAATGGGAGCCTACGACTTCGGGTGGAAAGAGTTTCAAGGAAACGATTGATGCGATTGAAAATCGCGTCAGACGCTTAAGTGAGTGACGCGTTTTTTGAAAATCTAAAAAAGATTGCCACATTCAAAAACAATGCTGGCAGCTATATGGTCCGATTTGGACACTCTTTTACGCAAAGAAAACGAAGAAAAGCCTGTGAATATAAATTTATGTCGCGAATGTTCGGGAATCAAACTTTTCAGTAAAGAAGGATTACCCACGTGTTCCGAATGCGGTCTCGTAGACTCGTATTTTATTGATGACACTGCCGAGTGGACGAGTGGTGTCACAGATGATGGAAAGGTGAATGATCCGTCGAGGTGTGGAAATCCTAACGCGAATCCCGAACTCTTTTCACAAAACTGGGGTAAGGGGACGATCATTTCGACTCAACGCGGTTCGACGTACGAAAACAAGCGGATGGCGAAGATTAACTTTCACATGTCTATGAACCACAAGGATCGGTCTTTGTTTCATGCATACAAGGATATTGACGAGGCGTGTCATACACTTCCGGAAGTTGTTTTAAAAGAGGCGAAGATGTTGTACCGCAAATTCAACGATGAAAAACTCACTCGAGGTGCGGTGCGTTTAGGGATCAAGGCGAACTGCGTACTTTACGCGTGTAGACTCGCCCAGCATCCCAGGACGACGAAGGAGATTGCGGATATGTTTGGAGTTCAGTCGAAAGATATCAGTCGAACGACACAGATGTTCAAAGACACGATCATGGGTGTGACAGAAAAGAATTACGTGACAAAGGCGTTTGATGTTATGCAGCGACTCTTGAATTCGTTTAATGTGAATCGCGAACAGCGTCTTCGGTGTATTAAACT